CTCGGAAAAACTCCTTCAAGACGACCTCAAACTCCCCTTTTTATGAATGAAGAACTAAACGTATGGCTACGCGTCAAAGCTGACTGCGAAGCCAGCATAGAAAAGCACGGCGCAATCATTGAAGCGCTAACCGACCGCGGCCAGCTGGTAATACGCAGCAACCCGGCTATTGCTTCCCTGGCCCAGGCTAAGCGAATGATTGAAAAGCTGCGCAAGGAAGCGAATAACCAGATGACCCTAGAGCTATGACGTGGACGGAAGAAACCATAGAGCGGTACTGTGTACTGACTGAGGATGCCGCCGCCGGTACACCGGTGCGCCTAATGGAATGGCAGCGCGACCTAATCCGCCGAAGCGAAGGCAAGCGAATGGTTTGGCTGGAGATCCCGCGTAAGAATGGAAAGAGCGCGTTTATTGCTATGCTGGCCATAGCCCACCTGCTTAAAGGCTGGAAAGAGAATAGTAACCCCCAGGTAATAATCGCGGCAGCTACGAGAGAGCAAGCGGGTATATTGTTCGGCTACGTCCGCAACACTATTCTAATGAATCCCGTACTAAAGCAGGCGCTAATTCCCTACCGGAAGGAAATACACCTACTAAACAAACCCGGCTTCCTAAAGACCATTACTTCCGACGGTTTAAGTAACCACGGTGCTAACCCTTCCCTAATTCTTTGCGACGAGATACACGCGTGGAACGAACACAAAGGTCCGGAGCTTTGGGAAGCACTACGCACCTCAATGGCGGCACGCCCCAGCCAAATGATTGCAATTACCACGGCGGGCGGTGCGTTTACGTTTGCCCATAAATGGCACGAATACGCAGTCAAGGTATTGAAGGGCGACGTGGACGACCCCAGCTTCCTGCCGATTATTTACGGCGCAGAAGATACCGAAGATCCCCATAGCCCGGAGGTGTGGGCAAAGGCCAACCCTAGCCTGGGCGTTACGGTGAGCCTGGAGTATTTACAGGAACTAAGCCGCACGGCTAAGTTTGACGAACCTACCCTACTTTCCCTCCGCAAACTACACCTAAACCAATGGGCGGGCAGCGCACAACCGTACATTGAACTGGGCAGCTGGAACCGGTGCGCGGCTAAGGAGCCGGCCGGTATGCATAACTGGAGGTGTTATATGGGCGTTGACCTTGCGGCCGTGAATGACTGGACGGCCTACGTGCTGCTATTTTGGGACGGAGCGGAGCGCTTTTATACAAAGCAGTTTTACCAAATTACCACGCACGCAATGGACAAACGGAAAAACAAATACCCGAACCTGGTGCGCAACTGGCTAAAGCACGGGCACGTGGAGGTAGTGCCTGGGGAGGTGAATACTACCCCCGACCGCGTTAAAAAGATTTTTGAGCTTTGCGAAGAATACCCGGTAGAGGCTATCTTTTTTGACCCCTGGAATGCCGCCGAAACCATAGACCAGGTTCGGCAGCGCTACGGTGCGAAATTCTGCTTTGAGGTCCGTCAGGGCGTGCTTATGATTAACGAACCAATGAAGCTACTCTACCGACTGGTGCAGCAGAAGCGAATAGGGCACGACGGCAACCCGGTTACCGCCTGGCATATTTCCAACACTAACCTACAAATAGACAAAAACGATAACTGGACTTTTAACAAAAGCAAGGCTCCCGATAAGATAGACGGCACGGCTGCGCTCATTACTGCGCTGGCCGGTTACGTGCACAACGCCCAGGCAAATACTTCCGTGTACCAAACGGAAGATATTATTTTTGTTTAATGAAAATGTATTTTGTAACCTTTGCGTAATGGCCTCACTCTTACAACGAGTTACCCGGAGTATTTCCGGCATTATTTCCCCAAAGCCCTGGCTCTACCAATTAATCGGCGGCGTACAAACCAACGCGGGCGAAACCGTCAACAGCAACAACGCGCCCACAGTTAGCACTGTGTACGCGTGCGTTTCTCTTATTTCCGATACGATCGCTTCGCTGCCTTTTAATTTGTACAGTGAAAGCCAAAGCGGAAAGGTAAAAGTAGAGGGACAGCTGGACCAGCTGGTAAGCCGCAAGCCCTCCGAGGCTTACAATAGTTACTATTGGCGCCAGGCTTTGGTAAACAGCCTTTTGCTGCGCGGTAATGCCTACGTATTACCGGTCCGCACCCGTGGCCGTATTACGGCGCTGGAAATGATAGATACCGATTTGGTAACTATTGATACCACTAGCGGCCGCCTTATTTACAGCTTATACCTTCCGGGCGGCGTTACGATGCGCTTAGAGCCGTCGCAAATAATCCACCTAAAAGCGTGGACCATTGACGGCATTAACGGCCTTAGCCCTATTATTTACGCTAAGGAAACCATAGGCACGGCAATGGCTGCGAATAAGCACCTGGGCGGTTTCTACGGCAACGGTGCTATGCCCAAAGGTATCTTACAGCTAGACGGCTCAATACGCGACGTGGAGCGCTTAAAGGAGCTAGGCAACCAGTTTGACCGCCGCTACTCAGGTAGCAATAGCGGAAAGACCGCCGTACTGACCGCTGGGGCCGAATACAAGCCGGTAAGTATTTCAATGCAGGAAGCGCAGTACATTGAAAGTATGCGCTTTTCGGTAGAGGAAATTTGTCGCATTTTCAAGGTGCCGCCTCACAAGGTGGGCCACTTGCAAGGCGCAACGTACAACGGCTCCATTGAAGCGCAGAACGCGCAATTTGTAAGCGACTGCATCCGTCCGCTTTGTGAGCAGATTGAGATGGAATTTACCAATAAGCTGGTAACTGGGCCGCTGGAGTTTGAACTAGACCTCAAAGGTTTAATGCGCGGCGATATGCTAGCCCAGGTACAGCGCAACGTAAGCTATTGGAATATCGGCGCAATTAGCGCCAACGAGATAAGAAAGAGCGAAGGGCTGGCACCTATTGAGGGCGGCGATGAGTTTAACAAACCCGCGCATATGAGCGCGACAGGCGACGTACAAAATGGAACCATCAACAGAGAGCAAGGAGATTCGGAGCCTACCGCTTAACGGCGGGGCTCAGGAAGGGCTTATTTTCGGATATGCGGCTAATTACCAGCCGTATGATATGGGCGCTTTTAACGAGCGCATAGAGCGCAGCGCGTTTGCTGAAATAGACCAGCACGACATCCACGCGCTAATGAATCATAACTATGACTACGTGCTCGCACGCCGCAATAAGGGAAAGGGCACCCTGGAGCTGCGCGCTGACGAGGAAGGACTGTATTTTGAGTTTAACGCACCGGACACGGCCACTGGAAAAGAAGCCCGCACGCTAGTAGAGCGCGGCGACTTAGACCAAGCCAGCTGGGCGTTTACTGTTGCTGAGGAACGCTGGGAGAATGTAAAGGGAGAAAAGCCGACGCGTGTAATAACGAAGGTTGCCGAAATTTACGATATTTCCCTCACGCCCCGCGGCGCAAACCCCTCTACCGCCGTGGCGATGCGAAGCCTGGAGAGTGCCCGCGCGGCTGAGGTTGAAACTGAAACAATTAATTTAACCCCCATACAAATGGAAACTAAAAACGAAGGCGCCGAGAACCCAGGCGCTGGAGTGGATGCCTCAGCTTTTGCTGGTGGTTTCTCCGCTTCACAAGTAAAAGACCTCCGCAAATTCAATATTGTGAAGGCAATCCGCGAAGCTCGCAACGGCAAGCTGACCGGTATTGAGGCTGAAATGAACCAGGAAGGAATTGCAGAGCGCAACAAGCTGGGCGTAGAAAGCCGCGGCGAAGGGCAGCCCGCTGTGCATATGCCTGAGTTTTTGAACCGCGAACTGCGCACGAACACCGTAACCGGTGGAGCTGGTGGCAATTTGGGCGGCGACTTGGTGTACACTGACCCAGGCCGTTACGTTGACTTTTTGTACCCCAACACTCCAATGTTAAGCCTTTGCTCCGTAGCTGAAGGTTTGACTGGTAACGTACAATTCCCAGTACAGGACAGCGACTACACTTTGAACTGGAACACGGAAACCGGCGCAGCTTCTGCTCAGGACTTGACGTTCAGCACCATTACTATGACGCCTAAGCGCTCAGTAATTGCTGCCGCTGTATCTAACCAGCTTTTGGCTCAGGAATACAGCCAAGGTATTCAGGCTCGGATGATTAACCAATTGAACCAAAGCTTTAACAAAGGTTTGGAACAGGCTGTACTTGTTGGTACTGGCGCTTCTAACCAACCAACCGGTATCTACACCGCTTTGAACGGTACGGCTCAGGACTTGGCTTTGGGTGCAATTTCTTATGATGACCTCGTAGATATGGAGGCTTTGCTGGCTGCTAACAACGCTTTGGGTGGACGCCTGGGCTACGTTACGCATCCTAACGTAGTGGCCAAATTGAAAAAGACGAAGGTTGACGCCGGTAGCGGCCGCTTCTTGGTTGAGGGTATGTTGGATCCGGTTCAAACTGCAAACGGTTACAATATCTACTCAACGACTTTGAGCAAAAAGACAGCCGGTAGCCCTGACACTTACGGCATTTTGTTCGGTAACTTTGAAGACGTACAAATCGGCTTCTGGGGCGGTGCAACTTTGTTGATTGACCCCTACACCGAAATGTTGAGCTCAACTGTACGTATCTACGTGGAGCGCTTTATGGACATCGCAATTTTGCGTCAAAAGTCCTTCGTAATTGCTGACGACGTTACGATCTAATGACAACCATTGACTTCACCCCCGCAGCTATAAACCTCACCGAGGTAAAAGCTTTTTGCCGAGTGGACGGAAGCGCAGACGACAGTTTGCTGACCTTCCTTTACAACGCGGCTTGCGACGAAGCGCTGAGCTTTGCGCAGGTGGTGGTAGGAGTCGCAACCGTTACCGTGGTAACCAACTGGGAAGATACTTTGTATCTTCCCTTTTGGCCCATTGGGGCGGTAACTTACGTGAAGGTGGACGGCGTAGCCGATACCGAATACACACTATTAAACGGCAAGCTAACACCCTCCATTGAGGGCGATAAGCTGGAGGTAGTTTACGCGGCTGG